ATTAAATATTGATTATTATGGGTGAAATAGCAGATAGTTTAATTAGTGGTGAATTTGATTGCATCACAGGTGAGTATTTAGGTGAAGCGGTTGGCTATCCAAGAACGCTTGCTTATGGCAGACATGAATACATGCCACCAGTTGAAAAGAAGCCTACCAGCAAGGCAAATGTCTGTATAACTAACATGTGTAAGGACAGAGGTTTCAGTAACCGTGAAAAGATTGAATTAGTAGCCAAATTCTTGTATAGCAAAGGTTATAAACAATTGCCTAACCTATCCCATCAGTATAAAATCATTCACAGCCAGTACAAGAATGATTTTAAAAAGTTTTTGGTTGAACAAGTAAAGCAAAGAAAGGATGAATAATATATTCACAATATGCTATTCAGAAGAAGAAGCAAATGAAATAGGCCACTTCATTTTGAGTAGAGGATACGAGGGGGTTCAAAATGATAGCTATAGATATTGTCGTGAAGCGATTTGGTGGGCTTTCAAAGAAGCCAAAAGGCATCATTCAAATTGCATCTACGTTGGCGTTGCAGGTTGCCAAATGACTGTATCAAAATCAAAGCGAGGTCTTAGACGAAATGGTCTTAAATACATAGAGAAAAGGCGAATGTTTTACAAATTACTAAGTAAGTATTGATAAATAATTATGAACTCAATTAACGACGAAAGAGGTTGCAGCGTATGTCAACCCGGTAAAGAAAACTATTGCACTTACACTACCAAATTGAAAGGTAAGAGAGTAAGAATGTACCAATATGACTATCGCACTGAAAGTGGCGAACTGTTTGCTTGTTGTGCACCTACCTTAGAGGCGTGTAGAGAAAGACGGGATAAATGGTTGGACGCTAAAAATAAATCAGTATGTTGACAATAGAAATACCAAAATCAAATAGAAGAAAATCCGAGGAAGACGCACTTGCATCTTTCATCCTCTCGGAAATCAAAGAGAAAGGTGAATGTGTTTACTTTCATTATGGCGTAGGATGGGGAAATAACTGGCCTCATTGTTGGGCAAAAAATACTGGAAGTGACGCTAAAGACAGACACCAAATTTCGGAGTTGGCGCACGATAATGTCATAAGAGCATTTATAGACAAGGGCTATTCTGTCGAGTATAGAAGTGAAATAGCCGCCGGAAGATATGTGATTATCAGAGGATAGCTACAATGGAAATGAAAACGAAAACAAGTAAAGTCACGTTTCTACTCCGTTCCAAAAATCTGCAAAAAGCATTATCTATCTTTCCCACTTTTCATATTAACGTTCATCAAAGAAGAATGCAAGACTTTACAGGTTACCAGTGAAATACTTTCCTGTAATTCTTTATCTTACCAGCAATTCGGCATTGATATCAACAAAGGAATTATAACACACATAACAAAGTATTGACAAGCCGTGTCAGTACTTTGTTTTCCTCATTTTTCCCCTTAGCTCCCTTATTAAGTACCTTCGTTTCTGTAACGCAAAAAAAGCAATTATGGAAATTATTTACAGAAAACTAGAGGAACTGAAGAAACTGGAAAACAATCCAAGAACTATTTCGGATGAACAGCTAGACAAACTTAAAGAGTCAATCCGAAACAATCCGGATTATTTCGAAGCCCGACCGATCATCCTGTCAGACCGTACTGGCGAATTGATCATTATAGCCGGAAACCAAAGGTATGATGCCTGTATATCGCTAGGTATGCAACAAGTACCGACCGTTCTTATTCCCAACCTGACGGAGGAAAGGGAACGTGAGCTAATCATACGTGATAACGTTAACAACGGACAATGGGACATAACCAAGTTGTTTGACTGGGATTGTAACGAGTTGCTTAATTGGGGTATGGAAGGCATCAGCTTTCCTGATCCGACAGATTTTTCAGAAGATATAGAAGACAGTCATAATGTACTCAAGAACGCAAACTATGAAGCCGGAGCTCATATCAAATATTTAGTATTTGAGGGGTATAAGATTCCAGTCAGTGAAAGCGAACTGGAAGCACTGAAAGCACGGGCTTCTGAATATTTGGATGAGAACGGTGTAATGGTTGGTTTTGTTAATAATCTACTTGGCTTATGATGGAATACATAGACATATCAATATTGAACCCGGCAGAATATAACCCACGCCTGCTCACTAATGAAGCACAAGAAGATTTAAAAAAATCCATCAAGGAATTAGGCATTATCAAACCGATCATCATACGTCAATCGGATAAACGTATCATGGCAGGACACCAACGTACAAAGACAATGAAGCTGCTTGGGTATACCCATGTTCCAGCCTTTATTCTTGACGGTGTAAACTCCACCGATGAAGTAAGGTTCAACCAACTTCACAACTATGCGGAATGTGAGTTGTCGGAAATCCAACCAGAAATCAATGTAAGTCTTCCTAAAGGAACAGAAGGATTTTATACTGTATCCAACAAAGATATCTCCATTCTTTCCAAAGGAGGAAACAACTCACGTGTTGTTGACCTTACGAAAATGATTCTCCGTTACGGCCAGTTTGCAAATGCCGTATGTGACCATACCGGGAAAGTGATCATCTCAACAGTATATGCCAAAACGGTAAAACTATTAGGTATGGACCTACTTGTATATGTCCTTCCAGAAGGGAAAGAAGAAATCGCGCTCAAATACTTCTCTAAGGAATATGGAGTGTTCGAGTATTCCCATCTGGAACGAAAGACCTATATACAGTCTTTTGCCCAAAGGGCACGGCTACGGCAAAAGAACGGGGTTCCAAGCAAGCGTAGCCATTCAACGTTGTATGAAACGCAGGTTATACCATACATCACCAAGGATATGCGCATACTCGATTTCGGTGCCGGACAAAAGGATTACGCAACCATACTGAAGAAAAAAGGCTATCTCATTGACGCCATTGAATTCTTCCACCGCAAAGATGGAGCGGACATCATTGATGAAAAGGAAATCAGGCAAGACTGTGCTTCCATATGCAAGACCTTGTCGGACTACGGGCTGTACGATATGGTTGTGTGCGATAGCGTGTTGAACTCTGTGAACTCAGAAGAGGATGAAAAGAATGTCTTACTTTCGTTATCAGCATTATGCAAGCCCGGAGGAATGATATTCTGGTCTGGCATTCCGCTGCTGTTCGCCCAGAAATCATCTGAACGCAAGGAAACACACGACCATCGTTCTAAAGCCGTATTTCTTGACGCAAAGAACTTCACAGCCAACTTCCGTTTTGGTGAATGGTACTTCCAGCATTATCATTCCACAGCTGACATCGTCAGATTAAACACAGCTTACATCGGAAAGGATTTTAACATATTCGATAAAGGAATGAAGATAAGCCCAGAAAAAGAGTTAAGAGGTTCGTCATTTCAAGTAGCATCAACCAACGGAAGGAGCGCAAGTAAGAGTGATTATCTGAAAGCGTTGCAATATGAATTCACACTTCCTCTTCCCAATAATCGCAAATGGGATTTGGACAAAGAAATTATACCAATCTTTAAAACACTATAAACAATGGCAGCACCTAAAGGAAATCAGTTTTGGATGTTACGCAGCAAGCATGGCAGGGATAAACTCTTCGCCACGCCTGAAGCGTTATGGGAGGCGGCGTGCGAATATTTCCAATGGTGTGATGAAAACCCATGGACAACAAGAAAGGCTATACAACGTACCATGCCTGTTAGACGCAAAAAAGGTAAAAGAACAGAAACTGTTAATGAACAGCAAACACAACAAGAAGTTTCACCTACACAGCGCCCCTACTCTCTCACCGGATTATGTATCTATCTAGGTACTTCATCACGTTGGTGGAGTAGCTTCAGAAGTGAATGCATGAAAAAAAATGATGAAGATTTTTTGCACGTCATCGCGCGGGTGGAAGAAACCATCGAGACTCAACAATTTGAAGGAGCCTGTGTTGGCGCTTTCAATGCAAACATTATAGCCCGAAAGCTAGGGTTGTCCGACAAACAGGAAGTGGATCATACAACACAAGGCAAACCCTTCAACGGATTTGACTTTCTTCCCTATACTCCCGAAGCTGACAAATTGAAGTGATATGGAGCAAAAGGTTAACTTAAAACAGCGATTGGCATACAATTTTCTTCGTGACAGCAAAACGAAATTTTTATTGTATGGTGGTGCCGGAGGTGGTGGTAAATCATGGCTAGGCTGTGAATGGCTGATGCAATGTGCCTACTATCTTCCCGGTACTCGCTGGTTTGTTGGCCGAAATAATTTGAAGGATAGCCGTGAGTCCGTTACCGTGACCTTCAATAAGGTAGCATCTTCTCACAGCTTCACGGCATACAAGACAACAAATGAAGGGATAGCCTTCGACAACGGAAGTGAAATCGTTTATATTGACTTGACGTATTATCCGGTGAAAGATCCGATGTATGAACGATTGGGGTCTAAGGAATATACAGGAGGATGGATAGAGGAAGCTGGTGAAGTGCACTACCTTGCCTTCGAAGTCTTGAAAACCCGTATCGGCCGCCACATGAACGATGTATATCATGTACCCGGAAAGATACTTATCACCTGCAACCCGAAGAAAAACTGGCTATACCGTGAATTCTACAAGCTCTGGAAAGAAGACAAATTACAAGCTCCTTATGCATTTATCCAGGCTTTGGTGCAGGATAATCCTTGGGCAACAGAAGACTACATCGAAAGTCTTCGAAACACAAAAGACCGGGTAACAAAGGAACGCCTATATTTCGGCAATTGGGAGTATGATAATGACCCGACTACCCTGTGTAACTACGACGCTATCTGTGACTTGTTCACGAATGAGTTCATTGCTCCTGCAGGTGAATCTACCGGTTCTGCAGACCTTGCAATGAAGGGACGAGACAGATTTATCGCCGGTCATTGGAAAGGGAATGTGTGTTTTATCAAACTGGATCAGGAATACAGTACTGGAAAATCCATTGAAACAGACCTGAAGCGGATGATGATAGAATGCTCAATTCCTCGTAGTAAGATGATTGCGGACTCTGACGGATTGGGGAACTATCTTGAAAGCTATCTGAACGGTATCAAGGAGTTTCATGGAGGAGCACGACCTATTAATCCTGAATTTGACAATTTGAAATCAGAGTGTGCCTTCAAACTGGCTGATATGATTAACAATCGATTGCTTCGTATTGTATGCACGGAAGCACAGCGAGAACGGATCATTGAAGAATTGTCAGTTCTCAAACAAGCACATATTGATGCAGACACACGGAAGAAAGGAATAATCAGCAAAGAAAAAATGAAAGAAATATTAGGTCATTCCACAGATTACCTTGATATGCTGATAATGGCAATGATATTCCGTATCAAACCAACACCAAAACGACCAAAAGCAAAAATAGGAAAGATATGACAGTAAAAGAATTTTTGACAATAAGCAGCATTGCCACCGAACCCGAGGTCATTAGAACCAAGTTGGATGAACTGAGAAAACCTTATCAACTAGGGCAGTATAAGACACCAGATACCCTAAACGACATAAATATGGGAGAACTGATGCAACTGCAATCCATCGAAACAGAACACGATATATTGTTCGTTCCCTGTACTGTACTGATGGGGCTGAGTAAACGTTATATATCCCAACTTCCAGCTAGCGATGTACTGGGATTCGTACAATGGGTGGCCAAAGAAGTTGAACGAATAAATAAACTATTCGCGTCGACTAATGTACCACCCACACCCGAAGAGAAGCAAGCAGGATCCGAATTGCTAAATTTTGGACCTTTCGGCATGATTGATTACTATGCGCAGCGCATGGGTATCACTGATCATGCAGAAGTAGACAGCGTGCCATGGGTCAGAGTATATAAATGTCTTGACATGGACGCCAAAAGAGTAAGATTCGAACGTAGATTAAGAAACATATTAAGTAAGAAGAAATGACGGTAGAGCAAAAAATTAAAAAGATAGTAGACTCCATGGAGGGTGTAAGTTACCTTTTTGACAACTGGCAAACAGCCAATATAAGACTGGACAAGATTAAATTTCCGGCAGTGCTTAATCTCCTTCCTGTAAGCGGAACTTTTAATCTAGGCAGACAGCAGTTAAGAGACTGCCCTAACTGTATGATGGCATTCATGGATAAAACCAAGTTCGATTTTGATGGCACAGAAAATGATGCAGTGATAGAAGGATGCAAGAATAAAGCCAAAGAATTCATATTGCTATTGAACAGGAGTGGGATGTTCAAAGAAATATCAGGAGATATCCCTTATTCTGTTTTCTATGACAAGCTGGATGTTAATGTAACCGGAATAGTTATCCAACTTAAGTTAGAAGAGATAATGGGTACTGTTATTTGCAACAAGAGCGTGAAAGAGATTGTATATGGCAGCAGAAACTAAAGCCGGAACCCTAAGAATAATAGGTGAAGAGCTGGAAGCGTTACGCAAGCGAATTATAGCCAACCATGAAGCAGCCGGACAAGTAGCCAGTGGAAGGACAAAGGGCAGTCTGAAAGTAGAAATGTCGGAGGACGGAGGCGTTTTGTGGGGCAGGCAGGCATTCGCGGTACTAGAAACCGGACGTGGGCCAGGGAAAGTTCCGAAAGGATTTTACAAGATTATCCGCCAATGGGTGGAAGATAAGGGTATACAAGTAAAGAAGCCCGATTCCTTCGCCTACCTTGTCGCTAGAAAGATAGCCAAGGAAGGAACGGAACTATACCGAAACAGAAAACATGAGGAAATCTATTCCCGTGATCTAGAAAATACCGTGGACAATATAGCTAGCAGGGTATCGGCTATATATGAAACAGAAGTTGAACATATAAATCTGAATTTCGACAATGAGAACACATACGATAGATAATACAACAATTGAATATCCTGACCAAATAGGATTCTGCTTTAATCCTGTGATAATAAATATCCTTGGCGGAAACTATCAATCTGTTACTGCAACGGTAACGGACACCACCACAGCCACATCAGACAGAGAGAACAGAGCGACGTTCGGTGGTTCCTGCTTCTTTGACCTATCATTCTATACGCAGAGCTATTTTGACGAATACAGAGAAGTCGATTACAAGTCAACTCACGCCGAAGATAGTAAGTTAGGACGTCTGTTTAGCATAGAGCTTGATATGTATAACGAATCAGGAACACTTGAAAACAGCTTCCAGTTCAACGTATTCATATTGTGGGGAGCCAGTAAGGTTGGAGAGCAGTATAATGGAAGCCGAGTGCTGACATGGTTCAAAAACTACCCATTCTCTGTAGGCTTATACTCTGCAACATCAGGGAATGTAAAAGTAACTATAGATGGTTCCGAAAGCTCCCCTATCGCATTATCAGGACAAAATGCATGGAATATCATTCTTGCTGGAATAGATGCTTCAGACAGGGTGGAATTTTATCTACCTGGAAGTAATACGGCAGCATCTGTTTTTGACCACACCTTTGATTTCACCTTCCGAGGGCTGCTCAATATGGCCACAAAGATCACTTGTAAGGTTGACAATTCAGACTGTGGAATATACTTGAGATGGATCAACCGCCATGGAATGTGGTGTTACTGGCTATTCATGCAAGGAAACGAGACTTCGCAGGTATCCAATGACGGAGAGTTCATCAGAAACAATATGCAGGATTACAGTTACAAGAACGGATACCATGGAGGTAGCGGACGAAAGCAAAGGAAAATGGAAGAAACGACACTTCCCGTATGCGCTCCATTAATAGACAGCATAACTTATGACTTCCTTTACCAAATGGCCACATCTCCTGTTGTTGATATGTTCATGGGCTATGATGATAACGGTAACGCCAGATGGATGGCCGTAAATGTGTCTGTGGGAAATTTCGTCAAACAGCGGGTATCACTGCAAGACTTTGAAGCGAACATTATATTACCTGAAACTAACGTGCAGAGCTTATGAGAAATGAATTATTATATGTCGGTGCCAACAACAAATTAGTAGATATGGACGACAGCACCAATATCACATTAAAATACAAGAATAATATATTCACCGATATAGGCAAAATTGTAAGTAACACAAGCTACACTATTAAACTTCCAAACACAGTGAGGAATCAGTCTGCATTTCTTCACGCAGACCTGCCATCCTGCCAATATTCCGTTGCTTCATTTTACCTTGACGCTAGATACATAAGAAACGGAGTAGAAATTATCAAAGGGGCAAAAATATACTTGATAGGCACGTCTGATGTGTTTGAAACCGCATTAATATGGGGAAACGCAACACAATTTTCAAGTATTGCCAATGAAGAAAAAAAACTGCAAGATTTAAAAGAACGTTGGCATTATGAAAGCCAAGGGAATGATCCATTTCCTGATTATTACATCGAATGGAATAGCGGAAAGAACGTAAGCCAATATGATAGTCATGGAGATTTCTTTTTCCCAAAAGTAAATTACAATATACGTTCAGCCGATAAAGACTTACCCTATCATCCGGCAGTTAAAGCAACATGGATTTTAGAACATATATCACTTGATAATGATGTGATATTCATTTTTCCAAGTGAACAGCAAGCAGTCTTGAACAAGCTGTTTATCCCATTGCTGACAAGAAATGACGGGTTGGAATTCTCTCAAAAGAATGAACTGTGGTTGAATGCAAAATATTACCTTAACCAAGGAACCGGGCCTATTGAACTTTACTTCGAAAACAAAGAATATTCATCATATTATGGAACGGTAAATAAAAGCTCGCTAAGCGAAGGCACATTCATTAGTGGAATAAAGACAAAAGGAAACTCCATAAAGCTCAATGCTTCAGGCAAAGTATCAATACATACTTTAACTTCTTTCTATCCCAGCAATGCAGCCATGATAGCTTATTATATTGAGAACGGAGAGAACAATGAAATATTCAACATAGGATATACGGATATAATAAGCAATGGAGGAAACTCTTACAATATTACGTTTGAGTTCGAAGGTGTAGAGTCTGACTCAGTAAACAAAGGTACAGATATCCGGTTTGGATTCACAAATATCGGATTTATTGCAGACGTATCAAACGGTGTAGATGGAATCATAAATCTAAGAATGGAAAACAGCCTTGTATCGCCCAAGCAACCAGACGAAAGTATTCTTAACGGGAATGGTCATTACCCCATTATACCAAATTTGCCAGATATGACACAGCTTGATTTTATTAAAGCAATATCTACCATGCTAGGCGTATTTGCATATCCTATTGAAGGCACGAACATTATAAGATTTATGTCTGTCGATGATATCATAAAGAAAAAAGAACAAGCGTACAATTGGACTAGACGGGTAATAGCATCGTATATGGCCAACAAGCCTAAAGAAATGAAATTCACTATCGATGGCTTTGCACAAAGAAATATACTTAAATACAAAGACGATGATACGGTAAAAGGCAACTACAGTGGAGAAATTACTTGCTTGATCAGCTCATTAGAGAAGTCTAGAGAAATGGCAGAGTTGAAATTTGCAGGATGCGACATGAGAGGAATTACAGCATTCATACGATTGTACAAATATGACGGAGAGGGAAAGGCTGAACTGCAAAAAGTTCAACCAAGAATACTTCTCGAGGAAAACAATGGAGGTCTATCAAATGGAACCTTCACACAATTGTCGTTCACGGATATCATAAAAAGATTCTACACAAGCTTTCAAAATGCAGTGTATACTCCCAAAATCATTAAAGAAAAAATAGAAATAACAGAAAAAGACTTGAGAGACTTAGATATGACTACTCCAGCATATCTGGCCCAATATGGAAAATATTATGCAATTCTATCCGTTACAGCAGAAAATACAGGAATAGCAAATGTCGAATTATTACAATTAGACATCTAAAATTATGGCAGACAAAGTAGAAAAGATACTTGATATCAAAGTGAATTATAATGAGGCTATCAAAGCTATAGCCGAGTATCAGACAAAAATCGACAAAGCCAAAGAAGCAGAGGCGAAACTGAAGGAACAGTTAAAGGCTGGAGACATAAAAAGGCAGCAGTACAATGAAGAAATGGCGGCATCTAAAGCCTATATCAACGACTGTAATGATTCGATACGTGTTATAACGAAAACAATGCAAAATCAGCTCAAGCAGGAGAAGGCACAAGAAAACAGCCTTGTTTCTCTCCGTGCCAAACTGTCAAACCTAACGGCTGAATACGATGCTTTATCCGAAGCGGAACGTAAAGGTGCTAGCGGCACAGAATTGAAAAATAAGATTAATGAGGTTACTGATGCTCTAAAGGGCGCTGAAGAAGAGACACAGCGGTATTACCGAAATGTTGGCAATTACAAGGAAGCTATAATGGAAGCCGCCAATGCCAATATCCCGTTCGTGCAGCAGATAAATGTAATGGTGACCTCCTTGGGTGGAGTAAGAAATTATTTGTCTGGAGTAAAAACAGAAATGCTTACTGTTTCGACCACCACAACCGGCTGGATTAGAGTTTTGAAACTGTTGAAAGTTGCTCTACTTGGAACTGGTATTGGAGTATTAATTGTAGCTTTAGGATCTTTGGTATCATGGTTCACCAAAACACAGAAGGGCGTGGAAGCAGCCAATAAAATAATGGGGGCTCTGGGTGCCACTGTAAATGTCTTAATAGACCGGGCAGGCAAGTTGGGAAGTGCTTTAGTGAATCTGTTTACCGGGAACTTCAAACAGGCGGGGAATGATGCCAAATCCATATTCGCTGGTATCGGTGATGAAATAGTCAATGAAACCAAACAGGCGTGGAAGCTGGCAGAAGTCTTGAATGAGATAGACAAGAGGGAAGTCATGCTGTCCATGTCACGTGCCTCTAACCGAGCTGAAATTGAGAAGCTGAAAAAAGCTGCAGATGACCAAACCCTATCCACACAGGAACGTATTAAAGCTGCGGAAAAAGCTGCGGAAATTGAGAAGAAGGACCTTGCCGTACAGACAGAACTAGCAGAAGCAAGACTGGCTAACACCCTTGGATTTACCGAGATGAACAATGAAGTACGCAAGTTGATGGAGCAGATTAAAGCTGGTGATATTACAGCCGATGAAGTAATAGGAAAACTTGGATTATCAGATAGTACGATAGAAGACCTTAAAGTGTTCCGTGACCAATTCAACGAACTTCAGGAGCTAATGGAAGATAGTTACGGCCGTCAGACAGAGCAGCAAAACACC